GAAAGCTGGATTCATCAGAACGACGGCTGGTTTTAAGAAAGGAAACACGACATGGCAGACGAAACCATCAACTATGGCGACCCCGCCGCCCTGCTGACGGAAGTAAACAAAGCCATCGCCGCAGTCATGGTCGGAGGCCAGAGCTACAAAATCGGCTCCCGCTCCCTGACCCGAGCGAACCTCACCGAACTGCGGAACCTCCGGGCAGACCTCGCCGCCCAGGTGGAGGAACAGAGCGGATCCTCCCTTTTCCGTGATACGTTCGCCGCATTTTTTGAGGGGAGATAAAGCGCATGGCATGGCTCGACAGAATCATTGAAGCAATCTCCCCCCGGGCAGCCTATATGCGCGAGGGTTGGCGGCAGCAGCTCGGCCTTATCCGCGGTTCAGGCTATGACGCCGCAGACGGTGGCCGGCTGAACAAAAACTGGCGGGCGACCAATGAGGCCGCCGACATCACAGACCGTTACAGCCGGGACACCCTTCGCGCCCGCGCCCGCGACCTTGAGCGGAACTCGGACATTGCAAACGGCGTCCTCAAGGCTTTCAAGAGGAACGTGGTCGGCAACGGCTTCACCTTGCAGGCCAAGACCGGCGACGACGACCTCGACGACCAAATCGAAACCCTCTGGCGGCGCTGGACACGGCGCACAAATTGCGACGTCACCCAGCAGCAGAGTTTCAACGAGCTTCTGCGCATGGCAGTCGTTCGGAAAAAGGCAGACGGCGGCATTCTTTTCAAGAAGTGCTACACCCCCGGCGGCCTACTTCCTTTCAAGCTGCAGGCTCTGGAAGTAGACGAACTATCCCGCTCTGTGGCCTCGCCCAGGTACAAGGGAGATCGCGTCATTGGCGGCATTGAGTACAACGAGTACAACAGGCCCGTGGGGTATTGGATAGAGCAGTACAACATTGACGGCTGGGAAACCAACCAGCCTGTCTTCTACCCCGCTAAAGATATTATTTTCTATTACAGCAAGAGCCGCCCCTCTCAGCTTCGAGAGGTCAGCGACCTTGCCCCGAGTTTGAGCCGCATCCGGGACGCCAACGAGTTTATCGCTGCCGTTTCGATGAAAGAGCGAATCGCCGCCTGCTTTGCCCTGCTCATCAAGAGAGCCGTTCCCACCGGCGGCTTCCAGGGCGGCTCCCGAAACAACACCGACAAAGACCGCACGCCCTACTCTGGCAAAATGCTGACCCCCGGCCTCATTTCGGAAATGAACGCCGGTGATGATGCAGTCACCATCAACCCCGGCAATGGCAGCAGCGAAGCAACCGGCTTCCTCAAGCTGCTGCAGCGCCTTGTGGGCGCAGGCCAGGGCTTGAGCTATGAGTCCACCTCCCGGGATATGTCCGAAACGAATTACAGCAGCGCTCGCCAGGGTATGATTGAGGACGACCTCACATACACCGAGGAAGTGGAGCTGCTGCAGGGCAAGTTCATGGTTGAGGTCTACGAAACCTTTTTGATTTCCGCAGTCCTCGCCGGAAAGCTCACTATCCCGGATTTTTGGAACGACCCGCAGAAATACATGGAGCATGAGTGGGTCGCCTCTCCAAAGAAATGGATTGACCCGCAAAAGGAAGCCAACGCAAATAAAACCGCACTCGAATCTTGCGTTAAGTCCTTCAAGCAAATCAGCGCCGAGCAGGGCCGTGACTGGAAAGAACAGATTGACGACATGGCCGACGTTGTAGCATACGCCAAAGAAAAGGGAGTGCAGATTGGAGGTTACAAAAGTGTCCAGAACGAACCCCAAACAGACCCGAAAGAAAACCCCGATGAATAACCAGCCCCTGCAGCGCGATTTCTCCACGGCCAGCATCCGGGCAGTAAGCGACGACGAAAACAGCCGCACCTTTGAACTGAGCTTCAGTTCCGAGGAACCTGTTCAGATGTGGTTCGGCACCGAGATCCTCGACCACTCCGGCAATGCCATTGACATGAGCCGGATGCAGAGCATGGGTATCGTTCTTTTTAACCATGACAGAAACCGGGTGATCGGTAAGGTCACGCGGGCGTGGGTTGAGGATAACCGTGGCAAGGCCACGATTGAGTTTGACAACGACGAGGACAGTGAAACTGTTCGCTCCAAGGTCGCCAGCGGCACACTCAAGGGCGTTTCCGTCGGCTATCGTGTTTCCAACTATGAGAGCGTCAAAGAGGGCGCAAAATCCCTTGACGGGCGCTTCACTGGCCCCTGCTACATCGCCAAGAAGTGGCAGCCCTACGAGATCAGCATTGTTTCCGTCCCCGCCGACACCACCGTCGGCGTTGGCAGAGATATGACCGAGGACGGACAGCCGCCCGCAGTACAAACCGCCCCGGGTCTGGCTTTCTACGAGAGCCAGCTCGCCGCAAATCGTAACTACTAACTGGAGGTAAATCACACATGAACAAGAGAGAGCAGCTGCGGCAGAAACTGCAGCGCCAGCAGGCCATCCTGACCGCCGCCCGCACCGCAGGCCGCGACATGACCGAGGACGAGACCCGGGAATTCAACTCCCTGCAGAACGACATCGAGACCCTGCGCCCTGAGGCTGATGCTGAAGCGGAGGCAGAGCGCCAGGCTCAGATTGAAGCCGCCCGCACCGCGGAGCGCCAGCGTGTCACCGATATCACCACCCTGTGCCGGAACTTCAACGTCGATGCTTCCCAGTACATCACCGGCGGCCAGACCGTAGACCAGGTGCGCACCGCCATTCTGGACGGTATGATTCAGAACGGTACTCCTGCCCGCACCGGCGTCAAGGTGACCGCCGATGAAACCGACAAGTTCCGCGCAGCAGCAGCTGACGGCCTTATGACCCGCAGCGGCCACACCCCCGCAGCCCCTGCGGATGGCTCCCGCCAGTTTGCAGGCATGAGCCTGCGTGACATCGGCATTGAGTGCCTGACCCGCGAGACCGGCAAGAGCGCTTCCGACTTCATGCGTATGAGCGCAGATGACCTGTACACCGAGCTGGCCCGTGCATTCCACAACCCCTCGGCATCCTTCCCCGCCATCATGGACACCGCCATCAACAAGAGCATCGTCCACGCCTACGACCACGCTCCGACCACCTTCGAGAAGTTTACCCGCAAGGGCACTCTGCGTGACTTCAAGCGCACCGACGGCCACAACTACCTGATCGGCGGCGTTGGCGACCTGCTGCTGGTTCCCGAAAACGGCGAACTCAAGGCGGATACCCACAAAGAGGAAATGCTGCCGCAGCGCAAGCTGGATACCTACGGCCGTCAGTTCAGCATGAGCCGCCAGGCGTTCATCAACGACGACATCGGCTTCCTGTCCGAGGTTCCCGGCATGTACGCTGCAAAGAGCAAGAAGCAGATCAACAAGATGGTCTACTCCATCCTCTACAACAACGGCCAGATCTATGACGGCAAGACCCTGTTCCACGCCGATCACAAGAACCTGATTTCCTCCGGCAGCGCACCGACTGGCGCAGCCATTCAGGCCATGATCCAGCGGATGCAGCTGCAGGATGACCCGTTCGGTGAGGCTATCAACCTGACCCCCTCCACTATCATCCTGCCCGTTGGTTACGGCTTCGCCATGCAGTCCATCTTCGGCAGCCCCACCATCCAGACCAGCGAAAACACCCAGGCAGCAAACCCGCTGTATAACTACCGCTACCCGATGGAGATCGTCGAGGACGCCACCCTGAACATCCTGGCAGGCTCCGGCGCATGCCCCTGGTTCCTGGGCGCCAACCGCGAGGAAACCACGGGCATCCAGGTCGATTACCTGAACGGCCAGGAGACCCCCACCTTCCGCCGCAGCGAGACCGTCGGCCAGCTGGGCTTTGTGTGGGACATTTGGCTGGACTGGGGCATCAGCGTCATGGACTACCGTGCGTTCGTGAAGAACCCCGGCGCTGCCCTGCCCACCCTGTAAGAGATAGGAGGAAACGTACATGATCGCAAACTACCAGCAGCCCGGCTCTGCCATTGACTACCCCAACGGCACCAGCTCCGCTATCGCCGCAGGCCAGGTCGTGAGCCTGACCACCCGCATCGGCGTTGCAGGCACCGACATCCCTGCAAGCGCCGTCGGCAGCCTGTACGTCAAGGGCGTTTTTGCCATGCCCAAGGCGGCCTCTACCGCTATCGCCATCGGCGCCGCCGTCTACTACGACGCCTCCGCCGACAACATCACCACGACCGCTGCAAGCAACATCCCCGCAGGCTGGGCTATTGCAGCAGCCGCTGAAAACGATACGACCGTGCAGGTCTGCATCGGCTAAGGGAAAGGCGGCGCAGTATGATCTATACCGCAAACAGCACCGTGACGGTGGAGGGCAAAAGCTACCGCCCCGGCGATTCCGTGGACATTCAGGACCCCAGCGCTGCAAAGGAGCTGCTCGCCGTGGGCTTCATCGTGACCCTGCCCGGCGAGTATGCCCCCGGCGAAACGCTGACCGTGGATGTTCAGCAGGAACCCGAGGACAGCGTTGCCACCGGCCACCTTAACAAAGAGGAACTGGAAGCGATGCCCAAGGCGCAGCTCCTGACCCTCGCCGAAAATATGGGCCTGGACACCAAAGACCTGACCAAGGCAAAGCTGGTTGAAGCCATTGCTGCTGCCGATGTTCAGGCCGAGGTTTGACCGTGGGCTTCAAGGATTTGCTGGTGCAGGATGCAAAGAACGTATTCCTCAACCGGGAAGAATTTGCAGACACGCACAGCATAAACGGCAAGCCAATGCCGGTGCTGGTTGACGATAACGAGATTCTGGAACGCGACAAGTCCAAATTGATGAACGTCACCATCACCGGGATCTACAAAGAGCGCAAGCTGATCTATGTAGCCACCGACGACCTCGGAGCCAAACCCGCCCCGGACGACCTGCTCAATTTTGACGGCGCCTGGTATAAGGTAAACGACTGCACCGATGAGGCCGGGATTCTCTGCATTGAGATGGAGGCGAACCGCTCTTGAAAGAGTACGAGGTTTTACAGGTTGACGCCGACGCTTCCATTGAAAAAATGGTTCAGCGCCTGGACAACCTGCAAAAAATGGTTGACACGCCGAAAGTGGTGGCAGCGGCCATCAACTCGGCAGCCCGCAGCACAAAGAACAAAATCGTCAAGGACACCAAAGAGCGCTATGCGACAGCCAACGATTCCGTTTACTCCTCCAGCAGCGCCTTGAAGGTGGATGCCGCCACCGGCGGCGACCTGGCCGCAACGCTCCATTCTTCCGGCTCTATGCAGGAGGTCATGGACTTCGACTCAAAGCCGAACTCTGGAACCAGCGCCGCAGCGGCGCACGTTCTCAGCAGTTCCGGCATGAAGTCCTTGGAGCATAACGGCTTAAAGGCTTTCCTCGTTCAGTTCAGCAGCGGACACAAAGCCATTGTCCAGCGGGTGCCGGGCGAAACCTACACCTCGGCGGGCGCTTCAAAGCGTGCGCAGAAATGGGGCGCCAAGTCCGACATGACCCGCATTGAAAAACTGCTTTCGCCCTCTGCTCCGCAGATGTTCGGAAATCCCGACACCGTAGACCCGGCGCTTGAGCGAGCATCCGAGCTTCTCGATAAGCAGATGGAGAAACAAATTGAAAAAGCGCTCGAATAAAGGAGGCATCCCATGACACCCACCGATCTGCAGGACGCTATTGTCCAGGCGTTGAAGGCGCAGCTTGCACCGCTGCGCCTTACAAACTCCGC